GATTGTGCTGATAAAAAGTAACCGTTGGTAGGCGAATTTGAAACTTTAAGATTGGCTTCATCAACCACATTGTCAGATATTGTCAATGCACCAGAACCAGTGACTTCGCCAGTGTGGGTAGCATTTCCAATAGTGTTAGTTGCACCTGCAGCAACACCATCTAGTTTATCTTTTAATGTTGTTGTAAAATTCCTTTGAGTAAGTCCACCATCGCCCACTGTGTATGTAGTGTTAGCAGAAGACAGAACACCTGTACCGCTTATAGACAAGTTAGTCCCAACCTTAACACCACCAAGTACAGTGGCAGAAGATGTGGGTAAGCTGTAAGCAGCAGATCCAGATATTGTACCATCAGCTGCAATGGTTATATTAGACCCTGCAGTTAAAGATGATACCACATTAGCAGTATCTGTTACATCAGCACTGGCTTCGATGTTATCTAGTTTAGTGTAAAGACTATCAGTAAAAGCGTTTGCCTCTGCCTGATAAGCTGTTTTAATTTCTGCACCAGTTTGGTCAGCAGTAGCACCAGTTTCAACACCTGAAAGTTTAGTATTCAATGCAGTTGTGTATGATGCAGTAGTGGCTGCAAGGATAGCGGAAAACGCTTGAACATTAGTCCCAATAACTAGCCCAAGGTTTGATCTAGCAGACACTGCATTGTCAAGATCATTTAAGTTATTTGCTATAAGAAGAGTACCTGCAAGTGATGCATAAGCCGCAACCCATGCAGATCCTGTGTAAACTTTCATTGCATCGTCGGTTGTATTGTAATACAAAGCGCCTGAGATTAAAGCATTACCATCGTTATCTACTGTTGGGTCAGAGGATTTAGCCCCTAGGTACCTATCGTCAAATGAATCTAATGCAGCAAGAGCAGCATCCTTAGCTGCTTCAGCAGTTGTTGCAGAAGACGCAGAAGAGTTCGCAGATGTGAGAGACTCCCCAGCCTTAGTAGTCGCAGTTGTTGCAGAAGCTGCTGCGTTTGTTTCAGCTGTCTCAGCATTTGTTTCAGCTGTCTGTGCGGCTGTCGCAGAAGATGCAGAGTTAGAGGCAGAAGTGGCTGCACCTGTAGCAGAAGCAGATGCTTCAGACGCCTTAGTTGTTGCTGTAGATGCAGAAGTTGCTGCACTTGTGGCAGAGGTAGATGCCTCAGATGCCTTGGTTGTCGCTGTGCTGGCTTGAGAAGAAGCCGTTGATGCAGATGTTGCTGCGTTAGTTTCAGAAGTGGCTGCAGAACTAGCAGAGTTAGCTGATGCAGTAGCTGAGTTGCTTGCATTAGTCTCAGAGATAGCCGCTGCATTCTTACTTGCCAAAGCGTTTGTCTCAGATGTAGATGCCTCAGATGCCTTAGTCGTAGCAGTTGATGCAGAGGTTGCTGCACTAGTGGCACTGTTTGAACTAGCAGTGGCACTTCCAGCTGCATTTGTTTCAGCTGTTTCAGCATTAGTTTCTGCTGTTTCAGCGTTTGTCTCAGCTGTCTCGGCTGCTGTTTTTGCTGTTTCGGCTGCTGTTTTTGCTGTCTCAGCTGCTGTTTTTGCTGTTGCTGAAGCTGTTGCTGAAAGAGCGGCAGCAGTAACTGAGTTACCTGCGCTCACAACGTCAGCATTTGTCAGTACAACGTCAGCGTTAGTTGAAACAACATCAGCAGCAGTAGCTACACGATCAAGTCCGGTTTGTACTCTATCCGCGTCAGCTAATAAAACGTCAGCGTTAGTTGATACAACATCCGCATTAGTTGATACAACATCAGCATTGGTAGCTATACGATCAAGCCCTGTTTGTACTTTATCTGCTTCGGCCAGTACAACATCAGCATTAGTTAGAACAACATCTGCATGAGTCAATACCACGTCAGCGTTAGTGGCTATGCGATCAAGACCAGTCTGCACTTTGTCAGCCTCCGCTAACACCACGTCAGCATGAGTTAACACAACATCTGCATTAGTTAGAACAAGATTAGCGGCTGTGTCTATTGTATCTTGATTGGTTAGCACTAGGTCGGCTGCTACGGCTGCGCGATCAAGTCCGGTTTGCACTTTATCTGCCTCAGCTAATACAACGTCAGCGTTAGTTAATACAACATCGGCATTAGTTAAAGCAAGATCCGCGTTGGTTAAAACAACATCTGCATGAGTTAATACAACGTCAGCGTTAGTTAATACAACATCGGCAGCTGCATTGTTTTCACTAACAAGAGCAGCTGCAGCAGAGTTAGCTGCTTGTAAAGCATTAGCTGCAGATTCACTTGTAGAACTTGTAGAGCCTTCACCTGAGTCAAAAGCTCCCCCATCATCAATTGGTTCGATTATGGTGTCTGAGTCTCTAAATCCCATAGTATCCTCCTAGAGTAAACCACTGTACGCGAATGACATTGAGAGATTACCGCCCCTGTTTCTTCGTGCTACTTCTTCTTTATTCAATCCCGATATTTCTTGATCGAAAAGAACCATGTATTTCTGTATTTCTTCAGTGTCATTTAAATAAATAGACACCTCTAATAATGCTCCAAATAAAATAACCCTTTCATTTTCATCTCTTAACCAGTTAGCTGCTAATTCCCCTACCCAATAGTTTGCATTTTGTGCAAGTCTCGCGTCAAATGCTGATTCTGTTTTATCTGCAGCGGCTGAATAAGTTGTAGCTACCCCTCCAATATCTAAGGTACCTAATCCGGATTTCCAGTTATTATAAGTACCCGAGTAGGTTGCATTAAGTGCAGGGAGCCTGCGATAGTAGTGCAACTCTATTGAATCTCCACGACTGAAATTACCATGTAGTTTTATAACATTTCCAATCCTAGTGAAAAAGTGATAATCCTTAGAGCTACTGAGACCATCATTGAATGTTCTCACATCTACCCTTTCATTGTACACAATACCTGGGTTTTTAGTAGCAGTGTCTGCATTCCTGATATACATAATTTCAATCATGTCAGTGGGTGAAGTCATAGACAACACTTGCCCACCACCCCAAAAAGAGCTTGGGGATATGTCTGGAGTAACACCAGCTACTCCTGCTGCAGTTATTTCATCTTGGGTACCATTAACATCATAAATTTTAGTTATCTCTAGAGGCGGCACACGTAGTGTTCTGTAAGCCTTATCTGCTGCATAATCTAAACAACGTGTCACCACTGAGTCAGGCAAAACAGAAACATCTCTGTTTGCCCAGGATCTAATCAACCCTGCGTTATCACCAGTGAAGTCACCAGATCCTACAAATTCTACGTATGTTGCCATCTTAAATCTCCTTAATAAGACATGAGGTGGGGGTAGTTTTGCTTGAATATAATCATGAATTTAGCCATCATGTCTTTATCCTTCATCGTTGCCGAATCATGCAAATCAATACCCCACTTGTTTTTTATTTCAATGGCTACGATATCAGGAACTGTAGCGAACTTTTTAAACCCTAAGTCTTTTTTATTAAACCCACTGTCTGAAAGATCACGATCCTTTCTAGCCTGCTCTAAAAAAGGTTTTTCATCCTGGTATACTTTCCAGTTACTAGATCCATCCTCATCACATTGGATAGTGCCTTTAATAGTGCCATTCTCTGTGCCAGGTGTTACATCCCAACGTGCCATGTCCTCTTCCTCTTATTAAGTTGCCATCTCTACGAAGCGACCAGACTTACCAATGTAACCTAAAGTTGGGTTAACGATAGTCACGTTACCTGTAGAGTGGATTAAAAATGCTTTATCTATTTGATAACCACTAGCCGAAGCTGCAGATGTTGTCCAAGCACATCGATCTGCTGGTAGATGAAGCACATCTCCGACCAAGTTATTTCCAAGTGTATTTGCTGGGATTGTCCCTTTGATTACCATCATGTTCTATACCTCCTAATAGAATAAAATAGGGAAGGAGAAATAATCTCCCTCCCCTTTTTGTAATTACTCTAGGCCGTAAATCGCGCCACAGCCTTTTGGATTCTTAACTTCCAAAGACCATTCTTCGACAAACATGCCAACAGTTGAGTCACCTTTCTGACCGACTTCAACTTCTTGCATTGGACGCAATGTCGCCATTGCAAACCACTGTGGATCATATACAAGAGCACATGAATCTGCAGCGTCAAACTGTGTTGTAGTTGCGTCAGTAGTTGTATGTGCAAGGCCCATGATGTAGTTTGGAACTACCATCAAGTCACCAAAGTCTGACATGTAAACGTCTACCGATTGGCGAAGTTTACCATCTTCATCAATGTTGCGACGAACACCTGTATCTGCAACCATAAGGTCAGAGAAGTCACGGCGCAGTTTTGGGGATACCATGATACGAGAAGCTGAACCACCGTTTTCATAGATCTTTTGCATCACTGAGTCAATGTCTGTGAGAGCCAAAGCAGCTTTAGCCGCACCTGAAGCAACAGTAATAACTGCTGTACCAGCGTTAGTTGTTGATGGTGCTGTGAAAGCACCTTTAAACACACAAGTATCACCACTGTTTACGAATGACTGGAAACCACCAGTCTGACGAGCACCAGAAGTAGTTTGCTTGTTATATGTGTTTACAACATCAAACTCCATGTCACGGCGCATTTCTGTGCCACGCTTTTTCAGCTGATATGCATACTCATCGGCAACACCTGCTTGATCAATAGCACGGCGGCTACCTGATACTGAGATTGTTTTGCTGTTGATTTGAGTGTAGTTACCCAAACGTGTACGCATTGCGCCTACTGATGTAGAGGCTGCACCATCTCCGGAAGCAGGTGTAGAGCCAGCTGCCAAGAAGTCTGCACCTTCAGCTACACGGGAGTTACCTGGAGCTGTAAGCTCATCAGTTTGCCACTCGTGGTAGATGTTAGTTGCTTTGGATTTACCAATTGAAGAGATAAAGGGAGTTTCATCTCGTGTGATCATGGAAATAAAATTCGCTAGATCTTCACGGTTTGATACGTCTTTACCTGTGCCTGTTGCTCCACGGGCTGTGGAGATATTACGACCACCTGTAGTTGCCATTTTATTAATCCTCCTAGGATATTATTTATTTAGAGAGTTGGAGGCATATTGACGAAGGAAGTCCATTTGGTCATCTTTAGATGCACCTTCTTTAAATGCACGAGCCTTCACCATTTTTTCTTTATCAGCTGCCTTTTTATTAGCAGCTGCTGGTTTCTTAGTTGGAACCTTTTTAGTTGGAACTTCTTTACGCTTTGCAGCGCCTTTTGTAATTCCATTCTTTAATCGACGATAATCATCAATGAATTTTACAACATTAGGATCCATCACCGTATTTAAAAGTTCATCTGCAATACCATTTTCAAGAGCAAAGTCTCGAATTTCAACTGCAACCTTTTCATTAAAGTCAGGGATCATTTGTGGTATTACTTCTTCAAAGTGTTTCATCTGAGATGCAAACTTTTCTTCTTGAAGTTTTGATTTCTGTTCTTCAACAGTTTTTAAAAGATTCTCACGAGTGTTACGTGCAGACCAGTATTTCTGCTGTGCCTGTTCACGTTGATCTTTAAGATCACTTAACTCATAAGTATCACCACTTTCCCTAGCTTCCTTGATTTTGGCTTCAACATCATGGTATTCCTTAGCCAGTTTTTGTTCATCCATTGTTAGCATTGCGTTAGTAGCATCTGATATTTTTGAAATTTCAGATAGCTTAGCAACACGTTCTTCCTCAATAGACTTACGTGCCTCTCCGAGTTCACGACCCTTCTTAGAGAGTGAAGCATCTGTCTGATAGCCCTTGAGCAAATCAGCAAATGAGACTTCCATTTCTTCTCCATCAATTTTGACAGAGACTTTGGCATCTAAATCTAAATCATCAGCAGTGAATACATCAGCTTCTTGGGTAGGGGCTTCCGCGCCATCCTCATCTTCTGACTCTTCTGTTTCTTCCTCAGACTCTTCATCGCTAACGGCGGTATCTGCTACATCTGGGTCTTCCTCAGCAGTTACCTCCGGATCCTCGTACTCGACCTCCTCTTCTGGTAGCGGCACATCATCATTCCGAAGAAATTCGGTATTAGATAATACGGCATCTAGGAGTTCTTGTTCGTTTGGACCAGCAGAACTGGGAACATCATCCGTGTTGGGTAGAGATTCATTTTGTTCTGACATGTTTTATTATCCTTCTTTTTTAGCCGTAGGCTTTTTTGCCTTTGGTACGGATGTTTCTTTATTGGCTTTGTATCGGTCTAATAGATTATACATAGCCATGAGCTGATTGCTATTAAGTTTGGCCTTACCTGGAGATCGCATAGAATCGTACTCTAACAGGTTAATCATGTTTTCCACGTTCTTTACCAACTTTTCGTAATCAATATTGTTCATTATGCGTTGTCCTCAATGTATGGTACATTCTTTCCGTATGTTTCAAAGTTAATTAGTTTCTGTTTAACATCCCCCAACGCAAGTGCTGAGTTATATATAAACTCTCGTGTCTTAACTTCATGTGGATCTGTTCCTAACCAGGCAGTAAAATACTGTACTAATAACTCTCCATACGCTTCATTGAAGAAACCTTCGCGTTGTTGTGAAGAGAAATTAGCACGTAATAATGCTTCTTTGGCTTGTAGATCCGGATGTGTATTTCCTTTCAGCGTCTTCTCCGCTGCAGCTTTATACTTTTCCATTATGTTTCCTTATGATTTAGACCTGTATCTAGAAGTCTTTTTGGCTATCTTTTTAGGTTGCGAAACATACTGCTTACCCTCTTTAGTGCCCTTACGTTTAGCCGCACTTGTAGCAGAGTATTCTTTAGAGCTTAATGCTTCCCTTGCCTTTTTAGGTAGATACCTTTCACCTGTAGCCTTATTACCTTGAGTGGAGTTCTTACCGCTCTTAGTACCCCATTTTTCATCAGTCCATTTATCTAAACTCTTCTGGGATTTTTTCTTAGGCACGATAACCGCCCCCAGCTTTTTTGTACTCACTGGCTAATAGTTGAGCCTTACGTGCAGACCATTGGCCTGGGCTTCCACCTTTAGATCCAGCTTTTATTTTTTTAAATAGGTTCTTACGCATTGTAGGTTTAGTGTAATTACCCGCCTCATTAACAGTGGATTTTTTCTTTACCATTTTTCTTTATCCGCCCAATATGCTGCAGACATTTTACCTTTAGCGATATTCTTACTGTGCCTGGCTTTAAAACTAGCACGTTTCTTTTTCATCTTATCAGATTCTCCGGACTTAGGAGCACCTGCTGTAGACGCACCTTGTTCTCCGAATCGAATAGTTTTAACTTTCTCTCCCTCTTTAGCAACAACAACATGTGACTTAGTGGGGTGTGATGGAGTGCGTTTAGGTTTATTATAACCAGACACCCCAGCGTTAGTTAGCCTTGAGTCTTTTTTCTTCGGCATCAATTAAACTCCTCATGTAAAGAATAGCCATCTTTTTATTGCAAGTTATTATGATTACTTTACCATCTTTACTATAACCCACGTACTTATTATTTTTATTTTGGAATAACCTCAAAGCAATATACCGTTGTTGTACTGTTAGTTATCAGAACTGAAGACCTAATCTTCTCTTGTTCACAAACATCAAACGAACTATATTGACCTAAGATGTAGTGGTCTAATTTATTATTAGTAAACATAAACCAAACTAAAAACCACATTACCACTTCCCCTGTTTTACACCTAAAAAATACATTGCTATTACCAAAGCACCTACACCCGCCAATGCTACACAGATACCCACAGCCCAGTTAATGCAGTTATCTACAAACTCTTGTTTCTTGTAGACTAGTTCACGTTGTTCTTTACGTTGCTTCGCCTCTATCCTCACTATCTCTTCCCATGCACTAGGGCCGTAAGTCCAAGATATGTGTGATTTAAGTTCTTCTCTCATCTCTTTGAGCTTTTGTTTCTGTGACCATATCTCTAATGCATTGGACTGAGTATCACTGAACATCTTATACATTGGAGGGTTTTTAGCTTTATCTTCTAAGAAGTCTAAGTCGCTTACAGCCTTAGACCATTGGGATACTGCACTAGTCATAGAACTTATTTCACGGCCTACGGACACAGCTTTCTTGATGCCATTGTAGGCTGTGGTTGCTGCTGCCATAGCTGTAAAAGGATCAATCATCTACTTTGCCATATCTCTGTGGTCACGGTTAATGTAACGTAACTCACTTTCTATAACAGCTACCCTTTGTTTGAGTTTATTAATCTCATTGATAGCGGAAGTCATAGATGCAAGCTCATCCCATAGTTCTTCTATGTCATCCCATACGTATTGTATTTCTATACCATTACCTTCAACATCACGTTTAAGATTGATGTTGTCCTCAATAGCCATACGTGAACCTAGTTGGCTGACAGTTTCTTCTAAGTTGGATATAGTAGATGCCTGTTGAGACACCCACCACACACCACCTGCAAGCTGAACAGCCATAGCTAACACAAGGGCAATAGGAAGTTTAATATTATCCATTGTAATTACTCCTTGTCAGTTCTACTGTTTTCCATCATATCACGAATTGATTTAATGTTTTCATCCATACGACCTAGGGTCACTGCCTGAGATTGCATTATAGATGTTAGGTTGTTTATCCTTACTTCATGACGACTAAGGTCTCTAGAGTTAAGCTCAATTGCACTTGCCAGGCTCGAAACATACCACACTAAGGCCCCTGTTTGAAAGAGGATACCCACTAGAAATGATATAGATATACTTTTATTTTCCATTACTTTGCAAACCCCGCCCCAAAGTATAAACCTACAATGGCTGATACAATGTGCGTATCAAGCGGCGTGATTACAAAACCTGTAGCAGACTGCCATACAATTTGTTTATCTGGCCCAAACAAGAAGTTCCAAAATCCACCCTGTACTTCTGTATATCCTACGAATACAGGAACTTCTGGGTACCACACAGCTACTAACTTAGGCAGTACAATAATAGAGATCACAGCTGAAAGGGCAATTATCCTACGTGTCCACGCAAAATGTTTATCCTTCGATCCGTATTCCCGCGCAGTGTTAACTGCTCCTATCAGTAGTCTTTGTTGTTCTGCTTTATTTTTATTACTCTGACCCCAAATAGACATCACCCCACCTAAGACGGTGGAGAAAAGCATTGTAATCAGTTCTAAAGGTAATCCAAACATCTCTCCACCTCCTCTTAGTTATACTTCACCTGCAATCATAGCTCTTGCAAGAGTTGTTATTTGGTTAAAGTCAGGACGCATTGGGGGTTCAATACCCTCTTTACGAGCCTTAATATCAATCTCTGCCCACTGTTGGAAATGCTTATCAATAGAGATAGCTAACTGTTTAGTGTTATCATCTACAGTGTTCTTAGATTGTGCGTTAGTAAATGTAACATTGGCTTCGGCCAGTAATGCATCAGCTTCTGCTTTACGTTGAAGTAGAGCACTATCCTTTTGGTTATTTTCAGTTTGTTGTTTAACAGTTTCTATAGCTTTCTGTTTAAACTCATCTGTAGTGTAATCTTCAAGGTAATCGTTACTGTCAATACCCATAGATTCTATGAGCTTTGTAGCTAAGACAGCAGGAGCTTCTGGACGAATTACAACACCCTGGCCCTGGCTGTTAAGGCCTGGGAGAACTGTACCACCAAGCATCTCAAACTTCTTAATCATATTTGCATTTGAGTTTTCACCGATATCAAGGAACACTTCAACATCCATACGAGATGGGAGTGACATGATATCTATCTCAGCAAACACACCTTGGTAACTAAACTTGGAGTGAGTCTTTAAGCATTTACGCATTGTTTTATACACACCTGTGCATAGACGCTTCATACCTGTTTCGGCAAACCTACGAGCAATGTGTTGGATACGTTTTTGAGATGCAGATTGAACTGCAGCTAATTTCTGTTCACTGTTACCAGAAACGTACAGAGAGTCATTGAGACCCTGTGCAGCCTTGGACATCCCAGTTGCCTGCTCTTTAATTGTCTGTAAGTGTGAGAGCAGTGGTACAGTACCTGAGCTAATTGCCTCTGGAGGCATTGAGGATACAGCACCATTAGGATTACCGTTAGTTGGTATGATTTGTTTTGGTCTTATATTTTGAAGAGCAGAAAAATCAACAACGTTTGGATCAGCAAGCTTTGGTGAATAGTTTGTAAGATATGTATTTTCAACAAACCCACGAAGGATTGCAGTAGATGCTAGTGTTGACGAGCGAGTGAAGTCAGCAATAGACAAACCATAAAACTCATATGGGATATCGATGGGCGATAGACACGCAATTGGTATCATGTCTACATCACATTCATACAAGACTGTATCACCTGCAGTTATGAAGTGCTTAAGCTCAGCAACCCCATCCCCATCACGATCAACATTAATCCAACACTCTGTGATTGTAACTTCCCGATTCGCTTCAAGGGCAGTCACATCGTCAGACATACGACCTTGTAGGTAGCTTTGACCTGTTACTAATTTACGAGCTGCAATATCTTCTGCATAGCTTCCATTACCATCCCAGCCAGTGTCATCTCCAAGCTCATCCCACTCGTCTTCGCTAATACTGTCTGCAACATCCGGCCACATTTTACGTATCTCTGAGCGAGTCAGAATTGTTTGAACACCTACGAAACTTGCGTCATCTATTGACTTAGCATCACGAGAAATCCTAAAAGATTCTGGTGGAATGTTTTCAATCTTCACACGAGAGTTATCATTCTTACGACGAATACGGACATCAACATAAACCAATTCAGCATCCTGCTGTCCGGTCTCCATGTTTAACTCACCTAACTCATTTTCATAATTTAGGTTACCAATGATCTCAACTCCTTCTTCAGCAAGGAGGATATCCAACTGGCCTTGAGAGATCTTCTCGTATTCTTCAAACTCGTAGTCGTAACCCTCTACATAGTCCCACCGAATGATACCATTTTTCCACAATAGGGCACTTTTTATCCAGGTTTGGATAAGTTCCCACCCATTATTCTGCTTAAAGATAGCATAATTAGTAATCATAGAGGCATCCCTAGCACTCTTAAAAGAGCCTGGGGAGTTGTCATATGGTACGAATCTAGCCAATTTACCATTGTTTAAGAACAAATCAGACAAGATTGAAGTGTATGCTTCTACTGTTTCTGTAGTAGATGTGTCAACAATACTAGATACACCTTGTGGTGCTAAGTGATCTGCAGCAATACCTGCAAATTCATACGTAGATCGTTGACGTTCCCGTGTCATATCAGAGGAGTTTAACCATTCCCCTGTAGAGTTCTGAATACCAGTCTCAATCAAATTGATTAGACTATCATCAGACACTTTTTCTTTATACTTATTACCAGCCATTAGAATGAACCCCTTCCTGTAAGAATCTTCTTAGTCTTAGCTAACTCAGCGTAGTCATAATCCTTACTACCAGCCTTGATAACAACCTTTTCTTTTTTAGGTTTAGGCTCTTTCTTTGGTTCAACTTGTGTTTCATTAAATCGCATAGCTCCCTCCGTGGGTCTAACTAACAAACTTGGGGCTATGCCCTATGGTTTTATGTAGTCAGTTTTATATCATGACTAGGATGACGCCTGCCCAGTGTTCAGCTATAGTTGGTTGATACCCAAACTATACGGTAGCGAATTCCATCTGCAAAACAACGTAACGAGTGAGGTTGTGTAACCTCGTGGCGTAGCACTTTGCGTTAGTGCCAGACGAACTGTATATTACTTTTCTGTTTCTTCATCTAAAAGACCATCTACAGCAACTGCAGAGCTTGCAACAACACCCGCACCAGTCCCAACGACACTAGCATTTGTGTATGTGGTTCCTAAGATAGATGCATTACCAGTAACTCCAGCCGATGTGGCAAGTGGTGCAGCGATAGCCCCTACCGAAAGACCGATAATCATTGGATCTACTACGTCTTTAGTTTGGGGTGCTACACTTCCAGTAACCGCAAGGGCTAAGATTAACCCGATAATAATATTCATTTTAAATACTCCTCAAAAATTAGTTGGTGGTTTACCTGCCGCGACCACCAGCGCGTTATGAGGACAATGCAGGAATCTCTATTCTCTATAAGGAACTTAGAGAATCTTACGCATAACCATAGTATACTTCAAGGCATTTATCTTCATAATTAACCAACACCATATCGTGTGGTACCCTACCTTGTATCCAATACTCTAGTACTTTATTGTTAAACTCTTCCTCTAAATCCACTGAGTGTTGTCCTGCTCCCAGTCCGAGATCCTCTCTTTCCATGAAACATTCCTTGTGTTTAGACGATCCCAATGTGTACGTAATACCTCAGCACAAATAGCAAGAGCTATGACAGTATCATCACAACAACCAGGAGCTGCTTCTGTCTTACCACTAGCTGTAGAGATGTAGTCCTTGAGTTCTCTAATGACAATAGGTGAGGGTATCATAATATCCTCATTGTCTATTAGATTCTTTAGGTTCCCAATGATTACAGGTTTAGATGCAGATGTTGTTCTGAAACCTAGACGTAAACCTTCCTCATTAGACACATTAGCCATCTTTGTTTGTTTGTACAGATTGAGATAACCCATCTGTTCTAGCTTCTGCAGTGTGGCAATACCCATAGAGTTAGACTCAACTGCTAAGAAGGCATTGTTATAATATCTACCTAAGTAGAATAACAACTCACCCCACATACTAGGATCAATACGATTGTTACGATATACAGCTACAATTTCATATTTATTATTCATAACGACAGCAGCACTGTAGTCTTGACCTACCCCTAAAGAGACATCAGCCCCAATTACATAAGGCTCCTCCCACTTAGGATAACCATAGATAGACAAGTTACCTTCCCTATTATCATCAAACATCTTACTGGATGGATCCCAATCACTACGCTTTTGTTCTGGGCGAGGGATAAGGGAGTTTAGTTTATCAATGTCAAAGACATTAGCACCGGACACAATGAATGCCTCATCCGCTGTAGCAGGGTACTCCTGTTGAAACTTTAACTTACCACCTTCTGCTATTTTTAATCTACGCCAATAGAGTTGATCATTATCTAACCCATAGTTTTCTACGAGGGTCTCCTCTTCAATTGACAACTCCATACCCTCAGGGGCTGTACGCCTATACTCAGGAGTTATAAACCAAGGTAGGAAGATAGGTAGATACTCATTCTCTCCTGCAACAGCACCCTTCCAGAGCCTGTAGAACTCCCCTTGAGCACCATTAGCTGTAGACTCTAAGATAACCTCAGTGCCTGGTGCTTGGGAGATACCTTGGAACAAACCAGCCAAGATCTTCTCATCGTGAGTCCAGAAGGCTACTTCTGATAGGTGAGCAATTGTTGGTGTAGTACCACGACCAGCCTCCGGAGAACCCGCTGTATAGAGACGATAAGAGCCAATAGCATCTTTATCATTGTAAGCAGGAGACTGTATCTTAATTTCTTTAGCATTAGATGTAATCTCCTTAGGTACTAACTCACCCTGCATATTCCTAATCAAGTTCTTAGACATACTAAACAAGGCATCTGATGTAGCAGAGTCATGCGCCATAACCACTGATCTAGAATGAGGTGAGAAGTATGACTTCCAAAAGACCCTACCAGCACAGTAAGTGCTGATACCTTGTTGTCTAGCCTTTAGGATAATAGCCCTAACCATACCAGTTTCTTCTTGTTGTTCTACGAGAGCCTTAGTGATACGCTCTTGGCACTCGTTAAACCTAAAAGGTATGAAACCTAAGCTAGTATCCTTGGTAATAATTTGTATCTGTTCTTCGGCAAAGGAAGTAAAGTCCCCCTCGTACCCTTTTAGTTTTACCCTCCTCTCTTTTTCTTTGAGAAGAGACTGTATCTCTTTATTGTTCATTGTGTGTCCTCTATGTCCCTATAAGGAACTTAGAAATATATTTATATATTTTTAGATATGTGGGTATTCTGTGAGAGATTGAGGTACCCCCTCCTAGGTTTGGGAGAGTCTTTGAGGAAGAGAGCCTAATAAGTACTTTTTTTATCAGGTACCCTCATAGTCTTGCAGTACCCCCTAGATCTCTAAGAGGCCCTCTCAGGTAGGTGTCTATCTTTTAGGTACTGTGAGGTACTCTGAGACTTCTATAAGCTCTGTGAGGCTCTCTGAGGGTCTTATGTGGCATAGGCTCTAGCGGGACTATGGGATTGTGTGGGATTCTGTGAGAGACTGTGGGGGGATGGTGTACTGTTCTCTAAGTTCCTTATAGGGAGAAGCCTTCCAGTCCCTCCCTTAGGTTACTATATATCTATATCTATACTATAAGATCTCCTAGTCTATCTCTCAGTATCTCTCAGTATCTCTCAGTCTAGACCAATGTACAGTATCTCTCAGTATCTCTCAGTATCTCTCAGTATCTCTCAGACCTCTACATGATTGGTTCGGATAGTATGTGATCTGTCCACAGGGGCCAGATCTAAGAAGAAGTATAGGGGTTGTCCCTGTACTGACTCCAAGGTTCTCTTGGTGTCTCATGAATCTCACAGAGGTGTGGGGTCCGACATATATCTTGAAAGGATATGCCAATGCCTAAACTATCTATGCTTCTATGTGCTGCTATGCTGACATGGGTAGTGGCAAAAATATTCTACATCGACAATAATGGTGTAGGTGTATTCGTAAAAGATTTCGGTGGATATCATGTAGAATTCATCGAAACATCACCTATTGAAAGGTCAATCAAATGAAACTTGAATACAAAATGAACATCTTCAAGTCCTACTCCTACAAGGACGATGTGAATCACCAAGTATCGTACCACATAGAATCAACCAGAATACCTGACATCATCTCAGGTTGGGAAGATTCTGGATATGTGGTACATAATGTTCAATGCTCTGGAGAAAGGGTTAAATGATGGAAGACAATGGCTTTCAAACAAAATTCAAACTCAATAACGTAAGAGTAACACATGGTTCTCATGCGGTATCTATAGCTCAACACAGCGAGTTTCAAGCTGATGGTAGTGACATTGTAATTATACATGAGATTGCCATCTTGCCTAAAAACTCTCATGACTGGGTTATACTAAGTTACGACAACAATCTGGACAGTTTGATAGAAACTCTTCAGAATGTTCGTAATACAATTGAAACACGTAAGGATGTGGAAAATGACTAAAATCTCAAAAGAAAAAGCAATAGCTAATACTATTGCAAAATACCCATCAATGACTAAAGCAAAGGCTACGTACTATGTAGAAGAAGTTCTTGGGTATCTTTCATGATAAAAGTCTACATACTTGTCTTAACACTGTACCAAGATTGTGGAATTAATCACATACTTGATTACAACCTCACAGGTACAGACTGTCTGGAGCGGATGCAAGACTTCCTAGTAATGCAGGAGTCTGTCGGTTACTTGTCATGTCAACTATATAGGGGGAACCAATGAGTATGTCTGGAGAGATAGAACTGGCTGAGACCAGTATCTCAATCTATAAAAGTGAGATCAATGACTTACATAAAAATTATGGTCATGGTCTCAGACCCGCCTGGGTTCTCGGAGAACTTGAGAACCTTTATGATGACTTGAGACATGCTGAGACTAGGCTAAAGGAACTGAACAAAGGAGCTAACTAATGCCTAGAACAATACGACTAAAACTTACACGCACAGATACTTGGTATCCAGAGTATGAAGTGCCTGACCATGTAGAAGATGAAGACATTTATGAACACTTGTTTAATGAGTGTCCCGCTTCTGTGTTTGATGAGATGTGCAACAAGCATACACTAGAGACTGAGACAACTATTGTCAATAGACGTTTAGATGAGCTACTTGGATCATGATACGCATCATATTGAAATGCTATTACTCTCAGGTCTGATAGCAGTATTTCTAATCTTCTCTATCTGGTATGCTTATGAATGGATTAAGTTCATTGAAGAATACTATGATAATAACTCAAAGTAATCGACCCACAGGGGATCGATTTAAAAAGAGAGATATCCTCTCACAATCCATGTAAAGGAACTAAAATGACTAAACTTGAAAAAGCCCGTAACTTCATGATCAAAGACGCTTTATGCTTTTACCCTAAACTGGAAACACCCCAGATTGGTAAAGGCACAGTCAATGGTCGCCCTTTCACTACACCATTACAATTTGAGATTCAGCTACGTGCTAAAGATGAAGCGACTCTCAAACTGTGGAAAGATAACCATTTGCCTGTAAGAGAAAACAACGAAGGTGTCGAAACACTGACACTTCGTCGTCGGGCTCTCAGGAAAGATGGCAGTGACAATGGTAAGCCTCGTGTGGTTGGTAATGACAAACAACCAATGGACGCTAAAACTATTGGTAATGGTTCAACAGTTAATGTTATCGTATGGCAAGCTCCTTACGGTGACAATAACGAATCAGTCTTCAACTCCCTCACAGCTGTACAAGTAACTGATCTTATCGAGTACAACGGCAGTGATGGTGTAGACTTTGATCTTCTTGACAGTGTGTCACCAACTGTTGCAGGTGTCAAAGACGAAGACCTAGAGGCAATGTTCTAACAGCCTCTATCTGAATCCGACCACAGGGGTCGGATTTAAAAAGAGTAACGAGCTAAGCATCTCAATAAACTGCTTATAAAATTCCTACTGCTAGGAGTGTGAGATACGTAAGGTATCAGCATTTTGAAAGGATACAAAATATGTCGTATCGTGAAGATGAACTTGACGCTGCCATTGAGCAATACATAGAGGCATTAGACATGGATGCTTTAGAATCGTATGTTCGTAATGATATGCAAACAGCATATAACAATGCAGACAGTGAAACTGTCGATGAATTTATCGCTCAAATGAATGGGGAATGGTGATATATATCAACGTGATGTAAAAGTGCTGAGCAACACAGTTAAACTGCTCATACAATTCTATACAACACACCTCCCAGTGTTGTCTGTTCCAACTGTTGAGTCTGGGTTCTTTTATCCTTTCAAGCTCAAACTCCGGTTGGGACAACTAATACGGGTGACTCCGATCCGAACTCCTTGCTGAAGTTCTCGTTGAAGTCCCTGTACCCCTGGCTGTTGAGACCCCGTAGTAATGCTGCGCTGAGGTTTCCAGTCAGGGTCCATAGTTTTTTAAATAGAATCCCTTGCGGGATCCTGTTTTTAATCGGAGTCTCAAAAACCTAAAGGTTTTCAAGATTCCTCAGAGAGATCTTTCAGATCTCTATAGGATTCCTTCAGAATCCTTCGTGACCCTTAGGGGTCACTCTGATTTTTGGAGGGTCCGACAAGACCCATTCCAACAAGAGGCATTTTAATATATCAATTTTATTTGGACTATGGGTAGTTGGTTACATTATGGTTGCAACTACTAGAGAAAGATCTTAACTTAAATTAGTCACAGAAAGGCTAACACTATGACAACAGTAAACCCAATCGGTCGCCAGAATCTGCAATTTCGTCGTGTAACAAAACGCTATGGTAAACCAGTAGGTTCATTCTCAGGCCACCAAGGTTACCTATCTGTAGCACGGGATGTTGAAACAGGTCGGTTTGTATCTCGTTCTAAACTTTCAGCATCAACTGTAGATCGTATTCGCAACGTAATCAAACTACGAGGTTTCAATTAATGGATAAATCAAATGTCTTCTGGACAGCAGAAGGAGAAGTAGTCATTGAGATTGCAGGACGAGCACTAATCTTGTCTCGTGTAGAAGCAGAAATACTATTCACAGACTTAGGCCATACACTCAGAGATATGCACGATTGTATGAACAACTATGCAGAAGATATTGGCGAACAGCCTGATGTCTGAAGTCATCGAATTTAAACCTAAACCTAAAGAAGATGACTTTAAAAGGATTGATGAACTATTCCATGTGACGATGTGGATTGGTACAAACAATGAGTATGAAATAAGTATGGAAAGCCATGAAGACTACACAGAGCACGAGATATTCACAGCAATCGGTGCACTGTTTGCAAGCTATGGTGTAGACAATGGTTTCATATCTGAGGATGATGATAGTATAGAGGAACTAGACACATAAAGGAATGACTATGACTAAACCCGCAGTACATATATCTGTAATGACAGGTAAACTTCAAGGTCTCAAAGCAATAAGTACTAACACAAAAAGTAACAAGTATTGCATAGATCAACACAAGAAAGCCATAGAAAACAAAACAGATAATATCTGTGGGGACTGTTACAGTCATAAAATGCTAGACGGTTTCCGCAAAAACATGGCTCCAGCACTACAACGCAATAGTGACTTGCTGTCTTCAAGACCATTAGAACCACAAGAAATACCAAGGATTATAGATAGCATCTTCAGATTCAATGCACACGGTGAGCTAATAAACATGCAACACCTAGACAACCTGATGAAAATTGTTATAGATAATCCTTGGTGTAGATTTGCTCTGTGGACTAAACGAACAGATCTTGTGTTTCGTTGGATGAAAACACAAAGTAAACCTAAAAACATAAACCTTATATACAGCAACCCAAAGAAAAGTGTAGTAATGTCAAAGCCACCTAAATACTTTGACAAAACATTCAACAATGTATTAACTCATGAGTTTGCAGAAAGACAAAACTGCACTGGTCAAAAGTGTCAAGACTGTCGATTGTGCTATGAAATCAATGATGTAGATACAATCATAGAAAAAGTAAAGAGGTACTAATGAAAACTGATGAAATCCCAGAATGGCAAAAAGAATTCAATAAACGTCTTCAAGATAATAAAAAGAACTATGAGTTACTAAATAAAGTTCAGCAAAGTGCAATCAAGTCAGCAGAAGAAACTATGAAAAACGTAGTTCAAATGCTAGAAGAATGTAATGATCTTTATATCTCAGATGTTCGTAAACTATCAGAAGCACAATGGAAACTCTACGAAGCTTTCCGGACTGAATGAAAATATCCTACTGGCCTACTAGAAAGGAGCTTCCTGACATGACAATCTATATGAATCAATATCAGACTAAAGCTAGAGAAACTGCAATCTTCCCAGAGTCAGAAGCAATTCCCTATTTAGCATTGGGCCTATGCGGAGAAGCTGGGGAAGTTGCAAATAAAATCAAGAAGTGTATACGTGATGGTGCATCCTATGATGGTATTGCAGCAGAACTAGGAGATGTTCTTTGGTATGTAGCAGTACTCGCACACTACCTCGGAGAAGACCTGGACAGTCTCGCAGCAGGTAACCTACTTAAATTACACAACCGTGCTTCTAAGGGGACTCTCAGTGGCTCTGGTGATGATCGTTGAGCGTAGCAGTATTCATATTCTCAGTACTGATAATCATCATAGCTGCTAACCAAAGAGGATAGATAATGAAACGTAAATACAGAACAGCATTCAATCAACTTAGTAAAATCGGAGTACCTGTAATAGATCATGGTCATGATGATTTCATAATCTCCGCAGAAGATAACTATGACACTGTATGGGCTGACTACTATCGTGAAAACGATGCAGCACTAGATGATTTTGGTGTTAATCATAAAATCAATGATATCCTACATGCTAATGGTCTATATGCAGAATGGGAAAACGGTGGTGTGCTTGGCGTAAGTGAGATGTAAAATGCCATTCACAATAGAAGAAAAACCCTGGACTACTGAGATAGTTATCATGGATGACTCAGGGGACGATCTTGACTTTACAATTATCATAGAAAACGCTGGAGAATATCAGGGCTATGCATCTATCAGACAATTCAATAGAGACATTGATGGATATGATGTAGTAACAATGTCACCAGGAATGTACAAAGATCTAATAAAGTCGTTCGATTCCTCAGAGGGATTCCACGGACTCTTATGGAAATAAAAAAAAAGAACCCAGAGACTCTCACAGAGAATCTTTGGGTTCTTATAGTTTTTTCGGTAACCGACAAAGCGCACTTGCATTTTTTTTGGTAACCGACAAAGCGCACTGGCATTTTCTTTCAGGTTCTCATAGAACCTCACACAACTCGCAGTGCCCTCAGTTTACTGTCAAGCTCTTCATCAGACAAACTCTCAGCACCTAACTCTTCAATTTGAAGTTCTCTGCGCTGTAGTTTTGGTTGCTCATACTCTGCAACTTTTGCTGCAAGATCACTAGCAGTATCGAAATCCTCTTTGTCCAAAGCTTTGAACATTAGGATCTTCAAGACATCTAAAGAGTTCATATCGACATGATCCAGCACATCTTCTTTGTACTGACGCCAATCCTTCATGCTCATCTTTAAGGCTTCTCTAGCATCTCTAGACGCCTTACGGGAAGCTGCTGATTTCAGTTGCATCTCACGAGCATTCTCTTTGGTGAATGAAGGAGCTAAGTTTTTAAGGCTGTTTGGATGAACCTCTCTAGTCATATTTAGTACCTCTTATAACTTTAGTAATCCGACCACAGGGGTCGGATTTAAAAGAGAGATTAACCCTCTTCTCTATAAGGAACTTAAAGAAAGGCAACACAATGGGTAAAGTAAAAGGAATAACAATAGATATCGATGATATAATCATGGATGTTTATATGTTTGGTGACTTCTCAACTGAAAAGACATTCAAAGAACTAGTGTATAAAAAGTGTCATGAAAGTGGAATACCAAGTAGTTACATGTATTATGCAAATAGTAAAATAGAGGAAACTTTAAATGTTTAATAAAATTAAAGAAATACGAGAAACACTAAGACGCAGACGGAATATGAATGCAACTATTAAATCACTTCACGAACTAAATGATCTAGAACTTCGTGATATTGGGATACACAGAACACAGATTGATGAAGTAGCCCGTAGCGTTATAGATTTTCACAGAACAGTTCGCAACATAACTGAGCAAGAAAGTAAAAACAACAATGATTAAAGTAACATACATCGACCACATGGGTAAAGACTTAACTGTAGCCAACGCTGCTCGTGTATCATTCGGCAAGACAAGCGAGATGGAAGATGATCCATGGGGTCCACCCGTACTCAAGGAGAAGGATGCAAAGCTGATACGTTACCTTGCAAGAGAGAAACATATCAGTCCCTTTGGGCATTGCTTTGCCAGCTTCCACATCAAGGCTCCGATCTTTGTAGCACGGCAGCTAGTGAAGCATAAGTTCTTGAGATGGAACGAAATATCTAGGCGCTACGTTGATGAAGAGCCTGAGTTCTACGAACCAAAGCAATGGCGTGGACGTAGTGCTGATAAGAAGCAGGGTTCAAACTCTGATGTGACAATTAACACGGCGTACTACGACAGGGACGATGGTTA